AATCCTAGACAAACCACAACTGACAAGCTGGAAGATAGAGCAGGCTATTATGTCCTCGCTCACACTTCCGAAGGAGGCAGATGAAACGCTCGAAACCTATGCTCGAAGAGTGGTTAAGGACAGCAAAGAGTCCACAACCAAAGCGGCGGAGCATGGCACGAAAATGCATGAATGTATGGAGAACATCCTCTTGGGAAGAGCCGTATCCACAGATGAAACACTTGCTCCGTATATCGAAACCTTTAAGAAGTGGTCCGATGCAAACATCGAGAAAACCTACTGGTGTGAAAAAGGTTTGGTCGGTGCTGGTTATGCTGGAAGATCCGATGCCTATGTAAAAATGAAGGGTGTTGGTGATGCAATGATCGACTTGAAGAACCGCAAGGTAAACCCTAAGTACGATCCATTCTACGATACAGATTGCGCCCAGCTTTGGGCATACCGAGCCGCAAGCGAGAATCCTCAGTGCGCTTGCGTGTCGGTGGTCCTAGCGTCAAACGATGCTACCAAGCTGACAACGAAGGTGTGGGACGAAGACGAACTCTACCAAGCTGGTATTGCCTTCTGCGCGATGCAGAAGGTGTGGGCTTGGGTTAAGGGCTACACACCCCCAGGGATGAAGCTATGATCGACCCACAAGACGTACTGTGGCTAGAGGAATTGCTGGACCAAGTTTATCGGAGTCTTGCCAAATGACTGCGCCGACTATAGCCGAGATGGGTGATGCTGCCGCCGACATAGTGTGGCGCGTTATGGGCAAGGGATCATTGAAATCCGACTACGGCGATTGGTTGCTGAAGGATAGGCCAACTCACGATTACCATATCGCCAGAGCCGTCCGGCACTTGGCCACAGCGCAGATGCAATTGCACAAGTCCTCGCCTTGTCCAGACAACAACGGCGAGACGGCGGCTGACCATTTAGAGCGTGCGTTGGTTCGGTGCTTGTTTACGCTCGCACAGATTAAGAAGGAGGTTCCGCGACTATGAGATGGATTAAGAAAGAGTTTGATGATGACGGCAAACCAGAGTGGGCGGTTTACAATGACGAGGCTGGTGAGGGCAGGCAGGAAGATTGGTCGCACTACGATACCTTTGAGACTAGGGATGAGGCAATCAAGGGGTGCGGGAGGGTTACTTGGGAAGACTATGATTGCAGCGATAAATGAAGCTGGCTCTGTCATGGGTTTTGTATTGGCTGGGGGATGTCATCAGCCGCACTATCTTGCGGTTAGGGATTGGCTACGGCCTATACAAGACGCTGATGCTTTGGTCGGTTGACCTAGATGACAAGTTTAATGTTTGGAAGGAAGTAAAACCAAAAAGGAGAAAACGCAAATGAAGGATCTAGGCAAAATTACTTTTGGCAAAGCACGGCCTGCGCCCAAGCAAGTGCTGGTCGACGTAACCTATGACGATAAGACGGCCAAGGCTCTGCACGCCTTTGGGCTGAAGCGGTTAAAGAAAGATCAAGAGGCAGTGGTTCAGTACGTCATCACGAAGGCGTTGGAGGGCTTGGTCAAAAAATGAAACGCGCTGTAGTCACGATGGCATTCGGGACGGAGTGGGATAAGGTTCTTGCGCTCACCCAACCTCGCATCGAAGACTTTGCCAAGCGCAACGAGATCGACTTTATTCTGATAAACAGATCGGTCATGGACCCTAAGGACTATAACAAGTCGCTCCTTGCAAACATACTGGTGGGGCGAGGCTACGAGCAGTGCATCTACATCGACTGCGATTGTCTTGTGGCCAAAGACTGCGATGACTTTGCTAACCCCAAGGAGGAGGGTAATGACGGCTTTATTGCTTTTGACGAAGGCGATTTCCTAGACCGCAAGGAGGGCATGAAGAAGCTGGCCGCGCAGTATGGCGGATCGATTACGCCTACCTACTACTTTAACTTCGGCGTGTTTGCCATCCGGCGCAAGCACGTTGGCTTACTATCCCTACCCCCGCTGGGTACTGTACCAAACCACTTCGGGATGCAGACCTGGGCGAACATCCAAGCGCATCTCTGGGACATACCGCTGTCGGGCTTAGATCCCGCCTACAACTGCATGACCAGTGTGGAGGACCAGTACGGCCTAGACCGCCACAAGGATGCCTACATCATTCATTACGCTGGGCAGTCAAATGATCTGGATAAATTAGCAGCTACGATTGCGGCTGACGATGTCAAGCTGAAAGAGCTAGGGCGGTGACAGAGATTAAGGTCGTGGAGGAGTGTGGTCGCTTTCGGCTACACACGATGGCGGGCAACGTCATTGGTCCGCGACTTTATGGATCGCGCCCGCCGACTGACTTTCCGCCGTTGCAGGATTTGTTTGACACTTTGGAAGCGGCGCAAGAGGCTTGCGAACTGTGGAACCAATACGCTCTTTGGCATAAGGCTCAACGTAAGAAGAAATGAGAAGCACGCAACTAACCAGAGGAGATCGTGATGACAGAATGCGACAACTGGCGGGAGAGGTGGCACTGCGAGCCATTGAAGACTTGCGGTTGCTGCGCCGGAGGGGAGCGGTGAAAGGGATGAAGGTTATACCTTGCTACACGGGGCGGGATCTAAACGAATGTCCCGAATACAATAACACCATCGAGATCCGCAAACTGCTACGCGACTTTAAGAATGGGACAGTAACGTGGTGGTGCAGGGCTGGTGGAATTAACATCGACACGCCACGACTTTTGAGGATGATGGAAGTATGACTTTGCACATCGTTAACTTCTTGGGCGATCTGTTCACCTTCTTCGCGTGGACAACGCTGTTTATGTCTTTGTTCGTCTCTATCGTGGCAACGGCATCCTACATCACAATCAAGATGGTCGAGTACATCATCCAATTATTCCGTGAGTGAGTTTAAGCAAAAAGTATTAACGGCGGCAGTAGACCGCTATGTGCTGACACCCACCCAGTGCATGATGCTGCGCCAAGATGCAGAGGTAATCGGGATGAAGCGTGCGACTGTTATGAAGAAGGATGGCACGACTAGGAGATCGTTTGCGCGTAGCTGTTCATCCTGCTGGGTTCCGATGGCTCCGCACTACAAGTGGCTTTATTCGATAGTCAATGAGTTGACAACGGCTGTCAACGCCGAGCATTACCGCTTCGACATTACGGGCGTGCAGCAGTTGCAGATTCTAAAGTACAATCCACTCCAGCAGTTTTGGTGGCACTACGATACGTTTACTGGATCAGATCGCAAGATGACGATGGTGGTTAATCTGTCCGATCCTTCCGAGTACCTTGGCGGTGGCTTGCAAGTTAAGGCTGACTTGGTTGGCGGAAGGTTTATTCGAGATCAAGGCGCGGGTTGCTGGTTCCCGTCCTACGTCGAACATCGTGCGCGTGCGCCTATCTGGGGTACACGCTGGGTGTTGGTGGCTTGGTTAACTGGACCAGCTTGGCGATGACCCACGCAGCTAACCTACCCCGACATCAGTATGTGTCGGTTGACAAGTCCGTGATTAGCCAAGGCCAAGTACAGGGCTGGGAGGATGCGGTTTGGTTTGGGTTATCCAGCGTGCCACACCGAGCTTGGGCTTGCACTGTGATGCTCAAATGCGGTGCGTTGTATCGAGGCTTGCCCTTGTCTGCCATCTGCCACGATTCGGTAGGACATTCCCACAAGTGGGAGCTGCGGGATGCACAACGCTGGGATTGTTTTGGCTACAACTTCTCTACCATCGAATACGATTACTTACGGGAGTTAGACTGTAACGTATGGATCGCCAGCAGGCAGGAGTGGTTGGGCGGAAGCTATATGTTTACCGCCGAGCCGTATGGAGATGCCTACAGCTTGGAACCTAGCCAAACTAAGTCGCACCATTTCATCGCCCTGCACAATGGGCGGATGACGTGTGTGCCAGGCAACAATGTGTTATTCACAGAAACTTCTTTCACCGGCAAGAAACCTATTGCTAAACCAGATTGGCTTCGAGTACAAACAAACACCTACCACGCCGAGGAGCAAGGCTTTGACGCTGTGGTGGGTGAAGAAACCGCATGAAA